CATTCTCCTGATCGTAAACGAAGTCTACACATGATAACAGCAAATCAAATAGTTGTTGCATATCGTTAGAGTCTACAGATTGGAACTGTTCGATCAGTTTGAAGTTTGGATACTTAAACTTGATGCCAATGTTATCATCAATCATCACCTTGTCAGTATGCTGTGGATCAAAGTTAACTTTAACATCATCGACAAGAATAGCAACATCTTGTCTGTGAGTGCATTCACTAGACTGATGATTGAGTCTTAAGTTAATCTCTTCACCAACTGACTTAGATCGAAGTTGAAGGAAAAGGTATTCTAGATCAAACGTTGCGAGCTTATCGACATCGACGTTATCAATAATACATTCGCGAAGAATGTTCTTGATCGCATTGACAATCTCACTCATTTCTCCACCCTGCAAAGCAACAAACAGGATCTTCTCTTCCTTTACTAGAAAAGGTCTAAAAAAGATTTTTTGGTTTGTTGATGGGATGGTAGTTTCAAATTGAGGCGCATTAATAATTGGCAGAGCCATTTGTCACTCCATAGTTTACGAAATGTTAACAATATCCTGAAATAATTCTTGGCTACTCTTTTCAACAAAGTATCTGTATTGAAACTGTACTGCGCAACGTACTAGCTCTTCGTTAACGTATGAATAAGAGATCTCTCCAACAGATTTTGGATACGCTTCTCTCATCTCACATCGAAACTTTATATCACCAGCTTGGTCGTACTGTCTTATCTCAATTGTTGATACGTAGTTGTCATAGTAACCAGCGTTGAATGTATTATATGTAGCTTGGGTAGTCAGCGATCGATGATTGCCTACAATCAGATCCTGCCAGCTTGTAAAGAATTGACGTTCTCTCAGATCACTGCTGCATAAGAAGTTTACTGTTATGGGCGTGTATAACGGCGCATAACCGATTTCTCTTACAGCACCGTAATCTCTGTACGTAGTAGATTGAATCGTTCTACCAGGCATTGAGACGCTCTCAGCACGTATTGCTAAGTCCTCTACATTAGTACCAAAGATCTCTCCAAGAGTAGAGCTGCCGCCAAATATGTTTGATAACAGACTGCCAAGACCTTGATTGCCACGAGGAGGAAAAATGATTACCTCATAGTGGCTAGAATGAGCAACGCTTGACTTGCTCAACGAACCTTTTAGATCTGATACTTTAAATGACATTAACTTATAGCCTGTAACGAGTCTTTGTATACCGTAGAAGAAGAAGCCTTCTGAAACTTCTGTAAAGGCAAGAATAAAGCAATGTCCCATTCAACAGGTTCTATCTTTAAGAACCTAGATTGTACGTGACTGTTTAAGTACTTCTTGATCGTTGGTTTGAATCCTTTATACTTAGACGCATTCTTAAGTACGCCATAACTCAATTTAAGTCTGGTAGATTCGTTATATCTTTGATCAGTAACCAGTCCATACAGAGCATCCATCAGTACTGCTCTCTGTCTTAACGGCAGGTAATGCATATTTAGTCCGATGAAGCCACGAGATACGGTTTCGATAGGAAAGATCAGAGGGAAGTTATCGTAGTATGGTAGCTCTTGTTTGTACTTTGGTTCGTAGTTAAACAAGTACATATTACCAACTTCGATCTGAGAAGTTAGATTATCACCTGACCTAAGTAGCCGCGATGAGTTAGCACGAGATGATTGCGCTGTGTTTCGAAACCAGTCACGTGCCTGTTGAGTACGAGCAGGAATCTGTCCAGCTCGAGCTCCTTTAGCAATGATCTTATCGAATACGTAAGCGACCATTAGATTCCAAGTTCTTTTTCAGTAATAATCTGAAACTGCCATCCTCTGTCTTTACAGAAGTCTTTAGCAGCTTCCCATTTACTAGTATTTATTCCATAAGTCATAACTTCGTTTAAGTACTTTTTGGTCTTACGAGAACGACTTTTCGGAGGCTGCGTTTGATTGAAAGGTTTGACTTCGATTAGAATTGTTTGTTGCTTCCCACTCTTAGTGTTAACTTTGATAACAAAGTCTGGAAAGTATCTGTGAAGTCTATTGTCGACTGGAGATCGATAAGGGATTACTAACTCTTCACTTCCCCATTGCAAAACGTTCGGATTGTTGTCAAAATAAACCATACACATTCGTTCCCAACTGGACCGATAAATAATGTTACTGGGGTCACCTGCGTACTTGTGTTTATTCTTTGGGTTGTATCGTCCCTTATAAGTATTCATTCAACTATTTATTTGTAGGTTCATATGGCTATTTTTGGCTTCGATTTAGAAAGTTTCATCACGGACTTAGCTTCTGGTGCGTTAGAAGATGCTCTTGGTGATTTAGAAACTGGTCGTACAAATGGCTTGATTGCCTTCCCCGCAGACTTGGATACCAAAGCTCTTGTATTCACTGGCGTAAAGAGAACCCGTAGTCGCAGAGCTGATCCAGCCACTGATGAATTGTTAGCATCAATTGCACTTCCCGTACCACAGAACCTAGCAACAGCATATAACGCGCAGTATAATGTACAAGGGATTGGTCCTGTTGGCGAGATTGCTGCAGGTGCTGGTGCAGGTGCTGCAGGTGCATTTAATCAAGCAGGTGGTGGTGCTGCTGGGCTGAGGGCAGCAACTAGCTCTGTAGCAGATACATTAAAAGGCGGATCTGTAAGTGACATAGTAAAGGGTGCTGTAAACTATGCTGTTGATTTAAACACTGCGACTGCTGCACTAGCCGGTGCTGTCACGGGAGGTCTTCCAGCAGGTGTTGGAGCTGCTGTTGCAGCTGGTGCAGTTACTGGAGCTGCTTATGGTATTGGTGTAGCGAGAAACCCATTTCTTGCAACCGTGTTTGAGGGAACTAACCTAAGGTCACATTCTTTTAACTACAAGTTTATACCTCGAAACAAAAAAGAGTCTGGATTGCTCAATGCTATCCTCAAGCTGTTTAAATACTATATGGCGCCATCATACGCTTTAGATAAGAACTTGTTTAACTATCCTGATCAATTTACAATTAAGTTCATCGATGATAAGAACACTGATCTGTTTCGAGTAGGAAAATCTGTACTAACAGACTTCCAAGTATCGTATACTGGAGAAAACGGTTCTTTCTTCTTCGACGAAACAGGAGCTCCGGTTAGTGTATCGATAAGCATGACATTCTTAGAGTTGGATATCATTACCAAAGATAGAGTTCTGGAAGGTTACTAATGTCATTTTACTTTAAAAATTTTCCAACTGTAAACTACGATATCAAAAAGAACGATAAGCTGCAAGTTCTTACTAACCTGACGTTAAGGTTTCGTATACAGGAAGCGTTGCAGAACAAAGTTACTGTGATGTATGATTACAACGTAAAGGACGGTGAAAGACCTGATATCATAGCAGATAAGTATTATAAGGACTCAACGTTGGATTGGGTGATCTTGCTTGTTAACAATATCATTGATCCTCATTTTGAGTGGCCACTTGATTCGTTATCATTCGATTCGTTCATTAGAGAAAAGTATGGCAGTGTTGCTAATGCACAATCTCAAGTACATCATTATGAAAAGATATTGCGCAGTCAGTCAGTTACATTTGATGGTACCATAATACCAGAGAAGTCGATCTACATCGATCAAGAGACCTACAATACGTTGAGCGCAAGCGATCGAAAATCTGTTTCAAACTATGATTATGAAATTGATCTCAATGAACAAAAAGCCACTATTAAAATCTTGGATAAGAAATTTATCACTAGCGTAATAAACGCCGTTGATCTGGTATTGCAATGAGTCAAAGTATATCAACATACGAAACCGGTAAGGTAGATTACGAGGTTTCGTTAATCAACTATGTCGGTCAGGCAGTTGTAATAAACGAGCTTGTGGTTGAGTTTAACTTCTATGAGGACCTTTACAGTCCTTTCATGAAGTTAGATGTAGTCGTAGTTGATAGTATTGGTCTTACAGAAAACTTTCCGTTGATTGGTGATGAGGTTATTGTTCTCAGCTTCAAGCCAACTGGTACAGAGGCTAACTTTATTACTATAGCTTTTGATGTGTATCAAGTATCAGACAAAAAGCCTGTAACAGACAGATCGTATGGATATATCATTCATGGCATTTCACGTGAAGGAATGACTAATGCAGTCGTAGGTGTCAACAAGCCATACGTTAATGTCAATATTGGTGATGCTGTTACTGCAATGTACAAAGAGCTAAAAAGCGAAAAAGAGTTGTTTGTTGAGCCAACTGAAAACAACTTTTCAATCATTGGATACTACGACAATCCAGCATACTTGATTGGTAAGCTAGCAAAAGAAGCCCGATCAGAAAAATACAAAGAGTCTAGCTTCTACCTTTTCTATGAAGACAGAGATCGGTTTAACTTTAGAACATTAAGCTCGCTGTTCGAACAAGAGCCTGTGCTTGACTTTTACTTGACTGATCCTCAGACTACCAACATGCAAATTGGTAATGCAGACTACAACCCTTTCCAAACTATATCTGCTATCACATTCAAAAGAAACTTTGATACGCTAAGCGCCATTAACAACGGCACCATAAGAAACGATGCATTGGTTATAGATCCTATCACAAAAAGATATGAGCTTGATAGCCGCGTGTTTGACTATTTCCAAAATTTCGAAGACTTACCACACATGGTTAGTACCACAGGAACATTTGGTAATCCACAAGGCGGTGCACCTTTCTTCCGTAAAGAAGGAAAGATAGGACAAAGTCTTGGTGGTGGCAATACAAGGATGTTGATATCACAAATAGAAAAGGAAGATGTTGATTACTCGAAAGACGGATACCTTGATGGTAAGACAGATGGTGATCTTGTTCTTAGTGCTGCTAGAAAGAGACACACTATCATACCAAACTCTGTTCACCAAATACAAAACTTAGGTCTCTACTCAGTAGACATTACAGTAGTTGGTAATCCGGATCTAGTGGTTGGTAACATCATTAATATCTTTTTACCACAACCCAGTGATGTTGATAGTGAATACAATCAATATCTGAGACTATTTGGTCAGCTTAGTCCTAAGTTTATTATTACTGCAGCACGTCATAAGTATGATAACTTATCTCAAACATATGTTACTGTATTGAGCTGCAGTAAAGAATCGTTTGGTCAAAGAGCTATTAGTCAATACGCAGACAATGCTGATCAAGAGTTGGACTTTATTGAAGTTACGGCTGAGAGAATATGATAACTAACACACAAGAATACTTTGGATACAACACTATCTTTTGGATGGGTGTTGTAGAGAATGTAGACGATCCTGTAAAGATGGGTCGTGTACAAGCTCGTATCTTTGGATGGCATGACCTAGACAAAAATGCTATTCCAACCGAGTCGTTGCCATGGGCGCAAGTAACGATGTCTAGTGATAGCGCTAGTGTTAGTGGTATCGGAAGGTCACCAACTGGTCTTAAGCCTGGTAGTTGGGTAGTTGGTTTATTCATGGATGGAGAGACTGCAAGACAGCCTTTGGTGCTTGGATCTATTCCTGGGATACCAACTGCACCACCTGATACTACTCAAGGATTCAATGATCCTGAAGGAAACTACCCTGAAGATTCAGAACGTCATAGTATCAATGAGCCCGATACAAACCGGCTTGCTCGAAACGATCCAGAACACGAGCACCCAAACTACTTAGATAAGTCATTGAATGCTACAACTAATATTGAAACGTCTCGTGGTTATGAATGGCAAGAGCCATTTATTAATGAATGGAGTGAATTTAAAGCTCAGTATCCACACAATAAAGTTATGGAGACTGAGTCTGGTCACATCTTTGAAATAGATGATACTCCTGGTGAAGAAAGGATACACATCTATCATAAGAGTGGTACCTATCAAGAGATAAACAAAGATGGTAGAAAGGTTAACAAGGTAATCGATGATAATCTTACCGTTGTTGAAGGTAGTGATAATCGTTACGTAAAAGAAGACGTAAATACAAATGCACGAGACATTAACACCAAAGCTCGTGTTGTACACGTTGACTCAAGTGGTGGTGTTATAATAAGGGCGCAGGGAGCAGGCGTAGTTATTGATGGACCGATGTATGTAAATGGATCATTGGGTGCATCTGTTGGTGTTTCTGGTTCGTTTGCAGATATCACAGGTAGAACTATAACTGTTGTCGATGGCATAGTCGTGAGCATAGGTTAGCAAATAAAATGAGTGCTTTAGATCAAATAAATCAAGATACTTTAGAAAGGGTAGCTCTATCCGTTGCTGGGCAAATGTCTAAAAAAGAAGGACCTCAGCCCGGGGACCTTTTCCCTACTGCCGCAATAACTGAGATGGCAAATCAACTTGAATCTTTGGTTGATTGTGAAACATTACAGACAATGGTAGAAAACAGACTAAGCTCACTATTCGATACTATAAAAGGCAAAATTGATCTAAGTGCAGACCTTTCACCGTTTACCGCTTTATTAGACATCCCAACTTCACCTGATGATATTATTGATTGGGCTAAAAAGTTTGTCACCCTATACATCCTGTCTCTTATACACATCTGACGCTGCCGACGACTCCTTACGTGTA